AAAACCAGCGGCAGAATGACAAACTTTAAGAGGTAATTCTGTTTTACAATCCATGCAAGTGATTTCCATTTTGATTTCCTTTCAAGTGGGGAGTGTTTCCACTCCCCTAGTTATTTAGCTATTGTTGTTTACTCCAAGAATGTAATCAGCGGCTTTCTGAGCTTTCTGAGCGGCTTCTACTACGATTTTCACGTTATCTTTGAAAGCTTGACTCCAGAATTTAAGGTAGGCGGCAGAGTTATCAATCACTTTGTTTTCGATTCCTGCCATTCCACAAAGCATTGCACTAGTCATTTCAGCGACAAGCTCTTCTTTGCTATAGGTGTTATCATCTTCTTTAGCTCTATCCAATCTACCTAAATGAGCGGTAGAATGAGCTAATTCATGAAACAAGGTAGCATAGTATTCTTCTTCCGAACTAAAGGATTCTTTTTTAGGCATGGTAACAACATCCGATCCCCTATTATAAGAAGCATTGGAACCAGTTTTGATAGTGGGGCAATGTGGCATATTCGCAACAATCGTTTCACATTCAGAAATCGGATTAAATTCAATCTGATTAACATCATTTTCAACTTTGCTCAAGTCCAGATCTTCACATTGTTCCGTATTGAAAACATTGTAGTAACGGAGAACGTAGCGTTTTTGTGTTTCATTTTCTCCATCAGAGTTTTCAACTTCCTTATCATAAATCTTCCAGAAAACAACCAGTCTGGATTTTTCACCCTTCTTAACTTTGCCACCTAATTTTTTACATTGATTAAAGGTCAACCAATACGGAGAATCATAATCAGCAAAAGCCAGCAAGAAAACATTGATTCCCCTGTAACCTTTTTTTGAAACAAGGTTATGTGGCATACGCACGTTATACAAGGACTTCCAAGGTTTATGCCAAGGAACTACGCCATTTTCAAGGCTTTCCAGAACTTTCTGAGTTACGATTTCGTAGACTTTTTGGCTCATGATTTTTTCCTTTCGGCTTTCGCCTTTTGTTAAGTCGGTTAAAATCCCTTTTTCATTCTTATAACTAATTATATCTTGTATAAGAAACTTTGTCAAGCAAAATCGACATATATTTTAAATTTTTATATATAATAAATTCAGATACTTATCTCTGTACTACTTTAAGGTAGTGTCTTTTAAAAGAAAACCTTGAGCTTTGAATCATCATTATCAATAATGTGTTCCTTTTCTAAAGGTTCAAGAAGAGTCCTAATTTTGTTAATGAAAAATTTATCAATCATAGATTCATGGTCATATTGTAAAACATCATCAAATTCTATAGGCCACTCTTGGAATGTTACGATATCAACTTCAAAGGGATTTTTCTTAACATATATCACCTTTGCCTTTAGACCTTCATAAATATCTTCGTATTTATTCTTGATATCTAAATGTTCTAAAAGCTTACGATAATTATAAACTCCTCTAACATGCCAAGGAGTACCCTTTATAGGAGTACCACCGTCACCAGATAAATATTTACGGATATTATTTATTCCTACATTTGCCGCTAATTCAGATGGAGTCATTTCTCTTAACTCCTTTCTGTACTTTCTGATTATAGAAGCTATATCTTGATCTGACTCCTGCTTCACAATCATCTCCATAACTTTTTTCAAACGTGGTCTAACTGCTTCCGAACTATCAGATCTAACTATCTCCAATCCTGTAGTCTTTAACTCATCCTTTGGTACACCTTCTTTATTAACTAGGTGGTATGAATATTTTTTCTTCTTTATGAATAGAGCGGATTTAGCAATGATCTCTTGTTTGAATCCAATCTTAAAATCATGTACTTGAGAATTGTAGTCACCTAGTTGAACTTCATGGAAAACTTTATTATCAATATACTTCTCCATTTGATTAGATATTTTTATGATCCATTGTATCTTGTCTTCATCTGATAATTTATACCAAGATTCTGCATGTCCATGATTAACTATCCACTCTTCGACTCCTATAAATAATGAATCGGTGTCTATATATTTGACATAATCTCTATCAGTTATTACATCTGCTCTTTTTTCTTCTCCTGATATTTGTTTGAGAATATCCTTTAGTTCTTGATTAGGTTCGTTTAGAAGTTGATTACAAAAGCGTTCTCCTTCTTTAATCGTATGTCTACCTCCAGCGGTAATAGCAGAAGCAATATGGACATTGAAATATCTAGAGTATGGTACGCTAATAATTCCAAAGAAAGCGTTCATCATAATCTTTAAAGCTAACTGTAATGAGTCAAGTTCCCTTTCTCTTTCCTTACATTCCTTTTGTTTCAATCCTTCACATTCATTAGCTTGAAGTCCAAATGCATCTCTTTTGGCTTTAACTTCTTTTCGTTTGAAGAAAACATTCTTTTCAACTTTTGCTACTACTCCTTCTTTTGTGGTTGAGAAGATAGCTCCGTTAGGTGCAATCGCTAACAGTCCTCTATCTAAAGCCATATTAAATTTGTCTAATTTATCTCCTTCAATATTCATAACTTTCCACTTTCCACCATCTTCTTTAACCATCTTGAATTCAGGAAATCGTTTTCTGTTTACACTTTTGATTACCTGATATTCAGGCATACCAGAAACTTTGCCTACAAATGTTTCAAGAGACATGTTTAAAGCGATAATATGAGATGGATAACTACTTGTGATATCGACATCTACAACCCATAACCATAATCCAACTTGAGGATCTTTGACATGAGCGGCTTTGAAATGCTCTTGTTGTCCTCCAAAGAAATGAGGAGCGCATAAGTTATTCCTTCTATAGTAAGTCAACATTAACCCTTCTATCAATTGTGTTTGAGCATTGTAGTACTTCATAGGACACTTACATAGAAGACTTAGAGCTTGAATCATTCTAATGTACCCTAATTTATTTTCAAGGTCATGAACACGCTCACAGTCCACTACGTTGTAATTGACATATAGGTTCCAATCCTTTTTCATTAATTCATTCAGATTTTTATATTGAGAGTAGTCAAGTTTTCCTTCTCCTAATTCCTTTTGACTAACATACTCCAGAGTATACCGTTCAAGTTTCTTACCATACCAGCGATAAACATTGTAGTAATCCAGAATTGTGACTCCTGCAATATCAATATTAATATCATCTGATATTTTTTGTTTCCATATATGAACATTATTAATAGGAGATAAAAGGTCAACCATTTTTTTACCAACTTCTTCCCCCCAAAGATTTTTAGTTCTATTAATGATATAAGGTAGATCAAAATCCCATATGAACCATCCACTAAGAACATCGCATTTATTTTGAAATACAAAATTTAAAAATTTACTTATAAGATCATGTTCCGTTTCACAATGTATATATCTTACTCCTTCCATGTTACCAGTATAAGTTATTTCAGGATTAAGATGATTATATCCAAAAGTCATTGTCTTCTCATTTTTACTATTTCTAATAGATATAAGCGTTATAGGAAATTTAGCATCTTTGGCTTCTGGAAATCCATCAGGACTGTATACTTCAATATCAATATAATATGTAGTCAATGGAGGTACGAAAATATCTTCATCTGGTATCCCATGATATCTTTCAGCAAGAAATTGAGTTTCAAATTTTACTTTATTCTCATACAAATGAATAGCATCATTTGTTTTCTGAAATTGATGGTAGTCAAAATATGTATCGAAAGATTTTTTATGTACTGATTTTCCGTAGATTGTTTTGATGTCTGATTCTCTAGATGGCATGTAAAGGTACGGAGTCCAATCAATTTCGGCATGGTGTGTTTCTTCTTCTCCTTCTACTTGTTCCCACAGGTGCATAATGGATTTTTGTGTATTATAATACGAATTTTTAAACATAGACCCTCCTCAAGCGTTATGGCTTAACTCAACCCATCGGCTTATAAATTAAATTCTTCTTCTTGTATTAATATTATATTTCAAATTCCTCTTTTTTAAAAAATTCTTCTTCTACTGGTTTTAGAGAAAAGAATTTTCCTTTAGGTCTGAATGTTGAATCACTAGCCGAACTACTTTGCCAAGAAGACATTGATAAAGATTCATATTCCCTACTAAGATCATTATTACGATCTTGTGCTTGTAGTATTTCTAATTGATATTGATTATATAATTGTCTTCCTTGTCTTTCTCTGGCAGACATACCAGAAGTTATTCCACATATTAATTTTTCAAGTATTCCAAATCCAGGCATTAGTCTCTTTTCCTTCTTTTGCTTTTTTTCTTTTCTGCTATAGCATCATGATCTACAGATGCTCTTTCATCTCCAGAAATTTCAGCATCTTGAATCCATTCATCAAGTTCACAGCTATCATACATTTTTAAACTTCTAGCGTCAAGATAGAATTTATCGAATTGACCCACTCTACCACCTAGTCTATTCTTTGTTATCTTATAAAGGATTTCATTTTGATATGCCATATTGTCTTCATCAGTTCCTAAAATAGCCATAAAGTCAGCGGTAGCAGGAACACCTAGTGATTCAGCAATGTAGTTAAAGTCCAATTCTGTAAAATTTACAAAGGTTCCTTCTCTGTTTAATTGTGATACAGATACTACAGGGATTTTGAATTCAAATGATAACGCTCTTAGCTCTTCCGAAACTCTCTTGACTGTAGAGTACATGTTATTTTCTGTCTTGTAAGCTGTCTTCATCAAATTGATATAGTCAACATAAAGGATATGCGGCTGTTTATCTCGCATTATCAATTCACGTAAATATATTTTGAAGTCAAGTACAGAAGCTTCTCCAGTAGGAAATTGTTTGATGAATAACTCCCCTCTGTTTTCAGTATTCTTGACATGTAAAAGTTTGTTGAATAGTCTCGTTTTATATTCCTTTGACATGTACATCCTGTTAATATCTAAACAAGAATAAATACCATCAAATCTTTGAGCAAACGCATCTTCTCCCATCTCAAGAGAAATTACTACTGGATTATATCCGTTAAGAACTTGTCTAGCGGCAAAATTAGCCATTGTATTACTTTTACCACCATGAATTTTTGCAGTTAAAATATTGAGAGTAAAAGGAGGGAATCCACCATTGATGAACTCATCGAATACTGGATAAAATGTAGGTACTTTTTCTTCACTTGCTGTAAATATTCTTCTTAGTCTTTCCGCTAATTGTGTGAAATAATGAAGACCTAAATCTATCTTCAAATCTTTGACTAGTGCATTTTCAATCCTGTCACGTATCCTGTTACGTTTTTCAGGATCTTCTACCTCATCTACAGATTCAATTATAGCATTTTTAATAGCTTTTTCTTTCAAGTAGTCATTTGATTGATCCAGCAAAAATTTATAGCTATCCGAAACACTAAAATCTATTTCCTCTACTCCATCCAATAATGTTTTTAATCCTTCTTTATTCTCTTGTGAAGAATTTATAATTGTATCTTTAGAAGGAATTCCATTGTTTTCAGAGAAATATTCTTTACAAAAATCAAATGCATGTCTTATATAAGGATCATCGAAATATTTAGCTTCAAAAACAGAAGAAACAAGAACTAAGAAATCCTTATCACTAGTCATACCTTTGACTATGATTTTTTCTAAGTAATCACTATTTAATCTTTCCATTATTTTTTATACTCTACCCATTTTTCTTTTTCCTTAATTTCATTTTTTACATCTTACACTATTTTTTGTATTTTGTAAACCTATGAAGGTTTACAGACGTAACTATTTATGCTATAGTGTTGTCAATGTAAATTTATTATATAGTAGATAATAGGAGAATTGCCGATGAGTGAAGAAGAAGATATATTTGAAGAGTTAAAAGCTGAATATCCAATTGATGAACTAGTCAAGTTTGATGAGACAGATATCCAAGAAAAATTAGCTGATAATGTCTTTCAGATAATAAAATTTAAAGAACTTTATTACAAAGAACTTGATATTTATGAAGATCTTGAAAGAAAAATGGAAGGATTGACAGGTAAACAATATAAATATTATAGATTTAATCAAGATGAAGAATGGACTAAACTAGAAATAGAGAAGTATTGTTTACCACAGGATAAAAAGATAATTGCATTAAAGAAGATAATGAAGAAACAAAAAATAAGAGTTAGATTTTTTGAGCTATGTTATAAGGGATTTGAACAGCAAGGCTGGAGAATGAAGACTTATTCGGACAGAGACAGACATGGGATATGACGTTAAACTAGTACTATACAGAAAAATTCGAATAAAAATACTCCCACAAGACGGAGTTGATTGCAGTAAATTTATGAAGGAAATGAAGAAAGCTTTTACTCATAATGTAAAAGGTTATTTCTGGAGTCCTAAGTATAGATCTGGAATGTGGAATGGTAAATCTTCATTAATTACTGATACTGGAACATTCCCTTATGGTTTGCTTTTAGATTTTTTAAGAGAAGCAAAGAAATTTCCAGAAGTCAAAATACAAGTGGATCAAGAAGTCAAGGATCTTTTTAAAGGAGATGACTTGGATGTTAATCTTGATTTGACTCTTTTCCCATACCCATATCAAAAGGAAGCTGTTGAATACTGTTTAAAGTACACTAAAGGAATTATCAGGAGTGCTACCGCATCAGGAAAATCGCTTGTCATATCTTATATAATAAAAGCCTTGCTTGATAATAGAAATATAACTAAAGTTCGTAGAGCGTTAATTATAGTTCCTTCAAAACAATTAGTTGAGCAGTTTTTCACAGATATGCAGGAATATGGATTAAAAGAAAAATACATAGGACGTATCTATGATAAGATAAAGAAGAAACCCACCCAATGGGAAAAGACTATAGTAATTACTACTTGGCAATCTCTGAAAAATAACATGGATAGGATAAATGACTATGATATTATTATTGGAGATGAATGTCACCAAGTCAAAGCACATGAGTTAAAAAAAATATTCGCTAAATCTCCAGCTAGATATAGAATAGGATTCACAGGTACAATGCCTAATGATCCTCTGGAAACTCTTAACACAAAAGCTTTTCTTGGCCCGATTCTCAGAGAATATTCTTCTGGATTATTAGGTGAGCAGGGATACATAGCAAAATGTAATGTGAAGGTATTGAACATTGAATATCCGTTAGGTATAGAAGGTCAATATTATGATGACGTAAAGAAAGAAACATTTGAGCATAAGTTTAGAATGGAACTGATAAAAGATATAGTCAATCATGTTGATAGTAATATTTTACTTCTTGTAGGATACATTAGAGAAGGAAAACAGTTATTAAATTATCTTGGAAATTATACAAAAAGAGATGTAGTATTTTTAAGTGGATCTGATGACGTTGACTATAGGGAAGATTGGAGACAGAAAATGATAAAGGAAGAAAACATTGCTCTGATTGCTACTTATGGAATATTCCAGCAAGGAATTAATATCCCCAACCTTAAATATCTTGTATTAGCGGCTCCGTTTAAAAGTAAGATTAGAGTACTTCAAAGTATAGGACGTACATTGAGAAAAAATGAAAATAAAAAGGATGGTGCTTTTGTTTTTGATATAATTGATAGCGTGAAGTACTTACGAAAGCATGGATCGAAAAGAATTTTATTCTACGAAAGTGAAGGATTTGATGTAAAAGAATTCACTCTTGCTGATAAAGAATCCTATGATCTACATCAAATCCTTCCCCTCTGATTAACTTTCTTTCATTTCGTCATAATCAATATAACTAGTGAATTGTCCTATGACTCCGTATCTTTTATCCCAAATATACGACTCAGCGGCATGGTATCCTTTGATGTATCCCTTCCTGTAATGCCAAGCATCCTCTGTAGCAATTGAAGGAATCATTCGAATTACTGTTCCTGCCTTAGTATCCACGTTTGTCCATTTCATTTCCATTTTTCTATGTTTATGTCCAATGTGAATTTCTCTGTACTTTGAATTTCCCCAAAGCATAGGTTCTTCTGTAGCAATGATTCCAGGTAAATCTTTAATCGGCTCTTCTACTCCATGAGTAAAAACTAATAGAGAATCACCCCAAGGATAAAACTTTCTCCATTTTGCTCCAACATCTACACGGACATCAGGATCATCAGCAAATACTTCTCCTATCACATCACATAGATAATAGGAGACATTTGGATCATGGTTGCCTGGAATCCACACTATATCTACAGGAGCCACTTGTCTACAATAATCAATTGCTTTGATTACTGCTTTCTTGGCTTTAGTATAGATCTTTATCAAGCGTGAATCAACGTCCAATGGATTCCTATTCTGAGGAGTCAAATTTGTTGGATCGTCAATATGCAAGAAATCATTTCCAAAAGGAAATACAATTCTTGAAGGGCTATAGCCAGCGGATTTATTTAAAAGGTCTTGTACGGCATGAAGGAATAACTTCTCAGCAATATCTATATCATAATCATTAGGAGTTTCTTTATCCCATGCCAACATACCAAAGTGAACATCAAACAAAGCTACTTCCAAAAGATATCTACCAATATCACTATTATCTACTTTCGGATATGCATATTTTGGAGTTTTGATTTGTGGTACTTCTTTTATCAGCGCACGAATAGCTTCAACCCATTCCATATTATGGAGTTTAATTAGCCATGCTTGAATCTTATACATGGTAACAGTCTTAGGTTTATTTACGTATATCTCATAACCCTTTGCATCTTGTTTACCTGTAGGATGTTTAATCTTCAAAGTAACTTGCCATGATCCAATGGTATATCTATCAACTTTCCATTGAGTCATATCTACTTTAGCTACTTCTAAAGCCTGTTCTAATGTAGTGATTGTTAATGATTGTAAGTCAAGTGTTGCTCTGTTTTGTGAGGTACGATTGAATTCTATTGTTTCTTCTAGTGGTTTGTGACCTTGTTTGATTGTGTTTTTCTTTAACGGTCTAATTGCTGATCTTATATATGCTTCGTCTACTTCTAATTCTTTTGCTAATTTTATTCTACTGAATTCTGGATCTTTGTAATATGCTTCTCTAATCTTATCTTTTTTTGTCATACAACTTCCTCCCTATTAACATATTTATCTTCAACATTTTCTTCTTCAAAATCTTCACACCTATTTTTTGGTAAGAATATCTTTTTATGTGGACAATACTTTAAGTCTTCCCAATATTTTTTACAACTATTACATTGTAAGTGTATCAATTTTACTAACGATATCGTTTTTATTTCTGGTTTGAATTTCTTTTGGAGGTAAAGCAGATACCTCCTTTTCTTTACCTAACTGAGTCCTAGCATCTCTATGTGGTTGACCAGCGGCAACAAAAGCTTTATCTGTTTCTTTATCTTTGACTTGACGCATTCTCATCCAAACCTTTTCCCATGTTTTTTCTGGAAATAAAGAAGCCATTGTTTGTAAGGTTTGAGAGTAGTTATCATAGTCTTCCATACCTTGAGCCATTTCAAAATGATCCCATTTCCATTTATCAGGATCAGGTTCCCAATTCCTAGTGAAGTTAGTAAGCTTATTGAAAAATGGAAGTTCTCTAAATTTACTACCTATCAGAATATTTCCTGGCGGTCTATCATCATCAGTAGCTACACCTCTTCCATCATCTGGATAATTAAATCCACTCCACGTAGTTTCAAATATTTTAAGTTTTTTATTTCGCATAAGGATTTTCTATTGTTCCATCATCTGGCAATCTCATAAAATCGTTGTAAACTTTTTTTAAACTTCTAATTCTACCTTGTAAAAATTTAGTAGAATATGCATTGTATGTTTCACCAAAACTTCCTTCTTTTTCTGCAATGTTTATAGATCCTAGAAGTTGAATAGAAAGTTCTATTAAAAATTTATATGACTCTTCTGCTAATCTTTTAATTTCTTTTGGTAATTTTTTATCTAGTCTCCGTATAGCGGATTCTGCCATTGATCTTAATATAGGAGCATTTTTTTTAACTGATTTTATTGTATCTTGAACATATGAGTCATTCATATCCATTCTTCTTGGATCTATATAAAGATCTTTTCCATATTCTCTAGCACCATTTTCTATTATACCAAATTCTTCTTTAATGTGATCTTTTTCAATCCAAAAAGGAGTATTACTATTTAATTTTGCTAGTGATCCTAAAATACAATGAGCCGCTTCTGCCATACGTGCCGCACCAATTTCATATTCTGTATTATTTCCAAATCCCCCTTGACCAAGCATTTCACCATATTGAGATTGAAGAGGACATTGCTCATTTAAATAATTTAAAAACTTCATTTTTCTTTGCCTTTTCCTCTCCAATCTGTATTA